TTAGTGCTATCGTTCCATGCTATATTTCTATTAGATAAATTCTGTCCGTTGCTGTCAACGACAGCTTCGGAAGTTTTTACTCCAGTGAATTTTAACAAACCATTGGCTGGTTTATTTCTAGTTACGTTGTAGCTAACAAGTCTTGCTAATCTTAAAACGCTTTCTCTGCGTTCTGCTAATTCAAGGAAATTTTCTCTAGCATTAAGATCAATACGGAAACTGATGTTTTGTCCAAGGAAGGCAATCATGTCAATGAGTGCAAGATATTCGCTGCTTTCAATATAATCATTGAAATCTTCAGGATAATTTGTTCTTAAATATTCGATCATTGTTCGACGTAGATTGTCGAAATCGTAGCTTTTAAAATCTGCATACTTAAAACTTTGATAGATTGTTTTCCAATCTTCAGCAAGTAATAATCTGTTTTGTCTATCAGTAGATGACATACGCACTTCCTCGTTTATTGTAATATTTATGAGATTTAATAAGTGCGTATATTAAATTAAACCGTTAGCTTGGTCAAAACTAAATCTTAATTTTTCACTAATACTGTATTCTAAGTATGTCAAATCACATTCAATTTGTATACCACTTTCGTAACTGCTCACTATTACACTTTCAACTCTGACTCTTCTTTCGTGAGTTGTGATTATTTCAGTTACATTTGTTGTAATAACTTCTTTTAAATTATCGGTTAACGGCTCATACAACAGATCCCATATAATTGTACCAAATCCTGGATTTTCAAGTTTTTCACCAAGTCTAATATGAAAATGATTTATAATGTCCTGTTTAATCAGCGATAAGTCATATAATTTAAATGTTTTTTGATCAGGGTTTACTGTGCTTATACCACGATAGGTACCTTGAGTTACAGGAGGTTTTTCCTGCTTGGGTAACTGCAATCTTAAATTTTTGTATAAGTTTTTTTCTAATGAGCTCATACTATATTTACCATATTACTGAGGACGCGGTCTGGCAGTGGGCCTAGGAACCGAAGCACGATCAATTGCTGATCTAGCATTTTCTATTAATGTATCGGTGGCTCTATCCGGTCTTGATAAATCTCTAACTGGAACGCCAGTGTCGTTACCTGCTGCATCAAGGTAAGTTGCAGTAATTGGAGTTGTCGAAGTGGGTCTAGGTATTCCAGTTAATGGCCCAGCTCTTCCTGCTCCTGGTGTAATTGCTGTCGATGTAGGACGCAGTGTTGGAGTTGACGGAGAACTAGACAATTCCCAGAGCGGAACATCATACTCAGCAGGCACTGTCCAATTTCTTCTAACATGCGTTACTCTAAAAAGAGGATTAGTAACACTAAAGGGCATGTTTGTAACCTTAACTCTTTCAGCTTGATCACCGCCTACTATTTTTAAAGTTTGTGTTCTTCTGTCAAAGCTTTGTACAAATCCAACATGTTGCACGTTAGCACTGCTGGTAAAAACAAACATGTCCCATTTTCTTACTGCGTTTAAAGGTCCAGCATGAAAATCAACACTTGTTCCGTATTTTCTAAAAGCCATAGGACTCATTGTTCGCAAGCCTTGCATTCCTGATTTAACCAATACCCACGTTGCAAAAGCTGCGGCCCAACTGTACTGACCTGTGCCACCGTCTCTTGTGAATGCTCTGCCTGCAAATCTATATGCTTCTAGTATGTTTGGATTTCCTGGATCTGCATTTTTAACTTGCCAATCCATGCCTAAACTTCTATTTAAATTAAAGTCAATGGCTTCCCAACCGCCGCTGATAATATTTGCATCTGCTAATTCTCCTGCCGGACTTGGCGGAACTTTGCCTATCATATTGCCTGTGCCAAACATCCCCCCGGCTGCGTTTTGTATACCCATTCTAAAACTGCCATTGTTTGCAAGATCAGGAACAGGAAACCCGCTCGAAGCAGAATTACTGTTGAATACATCGGAAAGCTGATTTGCGGCTGCACCAATTGCTGCAATACCGCCTATCAATCCAAGTGCTGTTGTGACTCCTTCAAGAAAGTTAGGTTGTGATGGATTTCCACCACTACTACCACCGCCGGCACTGTCTTCGCTATCATCTTCTGCCATTATCCTCTAAATCCTTCTTGCATTGCTGCCAGAGCCCAGCTATATGAAGCACCGCCGTATCCCCAAGCAGACAACTGATTTCGATTCCATCCCATGAAAGGAACCCCGTTTCTGTTTACTCCGCCTATTAATCCAGTAGGCCTTACTGCGGCACTATCATAGAAAGCTGATCCTAACATGTCTAAATGGAAAGTCCCGTTGGGCATCTTTGCAGAACCACCAACCCCAACTGCTCTTCCGCCGTATCTAGCAAAAGCCTTTAAAAATTCTATAATTCTATTTTGATGAGCCGTAACTGTTGGAAGCAATACAGTTTCCCTTCCGTTAATAGTTGCCTTTAATTGACAGTCTATAGCTAGTCCTGTGTCGTGTCTTTCAGTACCAGTACGATAGCTAGGGCCAGAATCGGATTTACCATTACGATATTGCCATATGCCTGTTCTACGATTTAATATTTGCCATATATCGTCGTCACGGCTGGTGTTTCTCATGTCAGCATCTGGACCATCGGATCTGCCTGGAAAACTTCCCCATCTGTCAATTGGCAATATTGAATCTAAATTGATTCTTCGCAAACATTCATTTGAAGCACTGAGAGTATATACTTCGATAATTCCACTGTCTCGTGCTGCTTTATTCAAAACACTGATCAACGACGGGTTTAGTGGTCCTCTTCTAATATTTGCTCGAGGCTCAGTTACAACATTTCTTGCATTGCTACCGGGAGTTTCGTCTGCATAATCACCTTCTAATGGTACACGCGATCCCGCTGCCGGATCGCCGCCACCTCGCGGACTTGCTGGCAAGAGATTTGCAGGATCGTCTACTGGGGCAGTGCCTTGACCTGATCGCAACAATCTAAGAATAGTAACAGCGTGATTTCCTCTTAAAGTTTTTACTGGTACTCTTACACCAGCCGATACAGCAACACCCGGGTTTCCTGAACGTAAAAACTCATCGTTCATTATTTCTGCTACAAGTCTTGCACGTTGAGTTTCGCTTCCTGAGTTTACTGCTTCTATTTTACGCTTAGTAGAACTTTCAGTTGTATTCATTTCATGCCAAATTATGTTTAGTTGATCTTCTATCGTAGTATTTTCAGGAGCAATTCTTGTGCCTTTTTCTGTGGTAGCCATATTACTAAAGCTAGCTGTAGGCAGTCGTCTAGCATCAATCATTCTTTCATATTCAGGTGTATTTGGATCAGTAATAGGTTGTTGTAGTAAAGATTTTCCTATAAATTTTTCAACTTTGGTCAAACGTCCGCCAGCTTCTCTCCATTGGCAAATACCTCTAGCACCGAGTCCTCTATTTCCTTCTACATTTACTAAGCCATCACTTGCATTGTTAGGTGCTAGATATGCACCCGGCGGAAGTTCGTTTCCACTTTCCCATTGTAATGCACCAGCAATACCACAACCGACCCAATCTTTGAAATCTCCTGAAAACTTACCATTGAAAAAGTCGATTACTATTTGAACGTTTGGTGTAAGTAAATTATAATTTTGTCCTGCTCCAACAACTTGTTCTTCTGGTTCTTCGTCACCAAATCCAGGATTATTAGTAGGCGACCCTACTTCAGTGAAAGTGCTGGTTGGTAAGTTTTGTGCAAAAATAGCAAACGGATCTGGTACAGGTGGAACAAATGCATCTGTGGTTTCGTCATTGGCACGAATATTTGCAAATGCCGAAGGATTAAAGTTTTCGTGTTGGAACCACGGTTCGTGTTCCGGCACTCGAGAAGTCAATGGTGCAGTTGCTGGTTCTTCTGGACCAGGTCCACTCGTTGAACTAGGAGGACCGGGTAAGTTGCCAAATGCAGCAAGTGATGCAGGTTCTGCGGCGGTTGGTGAGCTACCACCATATGTAGGAGCAGATACAACTGCTCCACTAGAACTAGAGTTTGATTTGACTTCTAGTGTTTCTACTCTAGTTGCAGCTTCTACAAGATTTCCTCTTACAGTTTGTGGTGTAATAATATTGTTCTTAACATTTAATGTACTATCGATAAAAGTTGCATTAGATCCTATTGTATGAGAAGAAGCAGAAAGTTCTGATATTGTATCTGCACTAATTTTTAGAGCAGATCCTACTTTTAGATCATAAGAGCCTGCTTCAGTTTTCATAACTGCGGTGTAAATATCAACTCCAGCACCGCCAGTTAAGAATGCATTGTCTCCTGCAACCATATGTAAAGTAGTAGTATCAATAAATTGTGTTGTACTGGTGTTGTTGATTTCTGGAGCGTTTATTTTTACTGCTGTGCCTGCATTTGCTTCAAAATTTGTATCTGCAGAAACTCTAGTCGAACTTCCTGAGATTAAGTTAATGTCTGTGTAGGCGTGTTGCTCAATGTTTTGAGCTGCTGTGATATTAACGTTTGCACTAGCAGAAGTTAGCACAACATCATTGCTTCCTCTAAACGAAACAAAATCGCCTGCTTCTCCACTGATGCTATCGCTGGCACCTATAGCCATTCTACCGCCTGCTTTTACATCGGTGTTTACACCTGAGGTAAGTCTTATATCACCTGTGGCATTTATGTTTACATTTTCTCCGGCTGTAATGTTAACATTACTGTCGGCTGTGAAATTAAACTCGCCTTCGGTGTGCATACTAATACTGTCTTGAGCATAGATATCAATTTTACCATTGCTGGTAAGTTCTATCCAAGCTGTTCCTCTTGAGTTTGCAATATAAATTAAATCTTCAGTATTGTGTAAAAGTATTTGATGTCCAGTTCTTGTGCGAATTCTAAACAACTCGTTAGCAGGTCTAGTACGCATGTCTTCTGTAGCTTCACTTGGATTGTTTTCTACATCAAGATATTCGGCAGGGCTGTCAGCAGGAGAGCCTCTTCTTAGTATATTAGCATCACCGTCGTCCATAACAAAACTATGTCCGCCTAATCTATGGCTGAATATATTTGCATTATGGTCAACCGTTCCAGCAGTAATTCCTAGTGCACCAGATCTTTTATCTAACGGTCCCGGAGTATTAATACCAAACACAGAACTAGGTACTTCTCTTCTAGCACTGCTGGTTGTTAAACCTCTAAAGTCATCTGCCAATAAACCTTGTGCAGTGAGTGTTTCTACAAAGTCACGATTAGCCGGTTTTAAATAACTAGTTGGTTGACTATTACCAGATGGATTAGATATAAGTTTATTGTATTCGCCAACTGGTAATTTTGCACCAGTTTGATCAGACCCATTTGGCCCAGGTGTAACTAGAGTTGTTGCTGGTCGCCCATCTGGAATCATAAAGTTCATGTAATCATCTGGTACACAAGCAAACCAAAAGCATATATCAGTTCTTCCTTCTACCATTGTAACTAAAACTTTTGTGCCAGGGTCGGGCGGAACAAACCACATACCGTAACTTTGTTGTGTTTGTCTAAAATCATCGTTAGTGCCATTGGCAGCAAGACTAGTTACTCCGTAAAATGGACTTGCATAAAATGCAGTAAGAAGATTGCTTTCTTCTTCTCTATTCTGCATAGGAGTTGACATAGTTCTTAAAAGTCTTACCTGTAATGATCCCATCATCTTGGAATCAAGGTGTGAAACAACTTCGGCAATATACGGTCCAGGGTCGCCACCTAGCCTGACATCGGCTCTAGTTCTTCCGTCTCTGCCATGTTGTTCTGACGTATTTCTCATTGTTTATCTTCTTCCTTCATTTGCAGGTGTCACTGTTACAACAGGTCTGTTGCTAGGAGGTCGCGGTGGTCGGACTGTCAGGGCAGGTGTAAGTGGATTAGCATCAATTCTAGGTATAGATTGTCTAAGTTGAGACACTTGTTGTTGCAACGCACCTACTTGTCCAAATAGAGCTTCTAATCCGCTTAATCCTTCGACAACATTACTGTAGTTTCCTGCGGCAATTGTTTGTATGTTTTCTCCTATAGCTGTTAGATTTAACAGTCCTTGAGCTACTGGTGCTGCTTCTACCATAAAGTTACTAACTGCACTTGCAACTTGTTCTGCTCCTACTACACTAGCAAAATTGCTTACTGCTCCTAGTAAGTTAAAGAAATTATTCACAACGTTTCTTACTTTTCCTAATGTGCTTGTATCAGGGTTTGGCAGTCTTTGCATTGTAAGAATTTGTTTAAACTGGCCGCCTTCGAAGGTACTTTCAACTAGATCTATTCTATATATTCCTGTAATAGCATCTGTTGGATCGGGCATTAATAGGTTGTTTTTGTAATCCACTGCTGAATTAAAATTTACAAGAACTTGTACTTCTGCCCTCTGCGATTCCATTGTTAGGTCAGCATTTATATTTGGTCCTAAAGGATTAGCAACATAGTTTCCCCAGTCGCTGTCGTTGAGATAATACGGATCTCCATAAATTGTTAACTCTAATGTTTGTAGTTCGGGAGCAGACAATATTGCTTGTCTAAATGCAAAAGCGTTTTGAGTTCTAGCATTATCTATAAACGTGCCGCCGGCAACTCTATATAGATTTAATAATTCTGTAACCGTGCTTCTAAATTCTGCAATTCCTTCTTGCACTTCGTTTATGGTTGTATTAATATTCCTTGAAAGTTGGGTTTCGGCAAATGCACTATGGTTACCAACTATTGGAACATCGTGTAATGCATATTGATTTCTACCAGCAGGTATCATTTGAGTATACAGGCTATCAAAGCGTATTTCAAAATCAAGTACATCTCTGTTAAGTCCGGTGTATACGTAATTGTAAGCTTTTACTACATCATTTATATTTGCTTCATAGTTATTTGTTGCAGTAGTTTGTGCCAAACGACTTCTTGAAAAAAAGTAAGGAATAACTTCATAAACATATTTACAGGCCAATCGTCCGGTCAATCCTAATTCTGCTGTTGACAAAATATATTTTTTTGCATGTACTTTAAAGTATCTGTTGTAACCATAACTGTCTGTTGTTTGATTTATTAACTGTTGTCCAAACTTACTTAACAAAACAATTGTTTCAATTACTTCTGTGATTTGTGTACCGGCACTAAATGTATATACTCTAGCCGTGTTATTAACTTCAAAGCCTTTTCTGCGAAGAATTGCTTTGCTTTTATCGTATACAAACTCCTCTTTTCCAAATGGAACATCGCCAAACTCGTTGAAACTCTCAATCATTTGTGATTGCCCAATTTCGTTTCCAAAGCTGGCGATGCCACTAATACTAAGTTGATTGGCAAAGCTGCTAATCGAAGCACCAATTTGTGTAAATGTATTGTTTACAATAGGAATGCCAGAGTTATCTGAATAACCATTTAAGCCTGCGGCTCGTGCTAATCCAGGATCAATTGCTCCTGCTCCAAACCCTATTTTTGGTTGTCCAATGCTCGATAGCACTGTACCTAGGTTTCCAATTGCTGCTCCAACAGTTCCAATTGATTGAACAACATTGTTTACTTTGTTTAACCCGCCCTGAATGTCGTTTAAAAATCCTACAATTCCTGTTCCCCCGCCGTCGGCGTCTGCTCCTATATCAAAAGGAAATGCAATCTGATAAACATTTGGTACCAGTCTAGCACTATTAGTCTCTTGTGTAATTTCGTATTTGTTTAAAAGAGTTGCTAAACTGTTTTCTCCAGAACTTAAGATTTCTCCTACAGTGGATCCTTCTAATCTAACATCTTGACGAATTGTGTTGATGCTATCGAAGAAATTTTCATGGTTCCACGGATGTGCTATAACCTCGTATATTGACCCGCTAGCATTTACAGTCATAGTAACTGCGGCTATTTTTATTACCCAATTTTTTATAGGCAATTGATTATACGAACCGTCTTGCTTTTGTCCTTTAAAGGTGCATGAAAGCAAAAAGGGTGCTTGACTATAATTTGAAAACCCTGCTTTATTAGCACTAATTGCCATTGTTTGCATAAACAAACCGATACTATAAGGTTCAGTGATTGCAAACTCAATGGATGCAGTAGCCGTTACTGGATTTTCAGCGTTTATGCCTATTGAATTTAAAATTCTTATGTTATCAATATAAAATTCAACATTAACGTCAAGTTTGTTTTCACTTTCTGTAATAACAGTTTTTCTGTTACCAAGGCCGCCGCTGCCAACGATAGGTAATTTTCCTATTGTTCCTCTGTACTCTTCAGGATCATTAATTTCGCCTGGATACATAGCACTCAATGTCCATACATAATTGTGCGTTGCAAAATCATGAAGATCATTTTTTAATAATGCCATGTTAAACTCCTAAAACTGAATTCAAGGTAGACTTTTTTGGCAAATAGATTTGTGTTCCTGGAATAAAATCAAAAATTGGATCTTTTAATATCTCTATATTTCTCATAGCAAATACCCACCATAGCTTAGAAGATCCGTATAAGTCAAATGCTAACAAGTCTGGTCTGTATGTATACTGGGGTTGTATTTGATAAAGAATGTCATTTGGGTCTGCAGGAACAAATCGTTTTTGCATGAAGTCTAGATACTGTTTGTTGTTAAATGTAGTTTCATACCAAGGACTTGTTTGAGCATATTTTACTGTAGCCATTAAATTATTCCTTGTCCTTTACCTATATAACCGCCCTGTACAAATGTATCTAAACTAAATCTTCTAGTAGTGTCTCTGCTGTAAGCTGGTTGTACTGTAACGTTTAACCTGCTAAGTGTAGGTACATAACTGTATCCTCCGGGCACATTTACTCTTGCTAGTTCAGGGGTTGTAGACAAATCAGCAGATTCAGATATAGGTACTTGAAGATAGTCAACACTGTCTGGTAAATCTAAAGTAAACAGTGTTACAACCACAGGTACACGATCAAAAACAAAATCACCATAACCGCTTAGATGTAACAGCGGAGGAGGAGCACCTAAGTTGCCACTGTTGCCATAAAACATCTTTGTTGCACTTCTTAAAAAGTGAACAGCCGCTATCCAATAACGTCCGTCAGCTTCATTTTCAACAGGAAACTCAGCAGTAATTGTTATATTTTCTATCATGCTGTTCTGATAAATAGGATGTGAATAATTGCTGTGTGTGGGAGAAAGATTATTATAATTTGCAGCATGAGCAACTAATATCTGAGGAGTTGTAGGAAACACCATACTGTTGCTAGAATCATACAATGGTTTTAATATAGGAGAATTAGCAAAACTTGCAATGCTAGTAGGCAAGTGAAGTCGTACACGCCAGTCTATTCCTGACGATTCTGTACCTTCACTCCAGGAAACTGGGGTATAACTTTCGTAATTTTCTTCTGCACCAACTGGTAATCCGCCCAGACGCGACAACGAAGATATTCCTAAGGCATTACCAAGTCCACCTAACGCATTTACAACACCTAGGCCAGCACCTACTATTCTACTCGCAGTAGATGCAGTTTGACTAACTGTTGTTAAAAAATTGCTAAATCCAGCCATGTACTTTCTCCAATAGTATTTAGTTGACAAAATTAAGTATGTATATTATTATGTTATTAAATCTGGAGTAATCATATTGAAAAGAGTAAATTATTTAAACAACAAAGACATGCTAATCGAAATACACAAATCAAAAAATTCTTTTTGTAGTTTTGTAGATCCGTTGTATGCCTCATATGACATTATTTTAACAAAAGTTGATAAAATTAATGTCAGAACTATTGCAGAAGCAAAACGTAATCGTGCCAAGCAACTGTCAACACAATTATATGAAGAAGCTAAAGCAGCTGGAAAACGAACTAAAATTTCTGATTGCGAAATAGATTACAAAACAATCAATAAAACTGATTTAATTTTTAGAATTATGACTTATGATCATGTTCCTGAAGAACCGGGTCGTAAAAAAAATCCAAAAACAGAAGCAGACCATAAAATAAAACTAAATTTTCCGCCTTTCCAACATTGGAAATTTGACGAAAACGATAATCTAGTATGCGTAGGCAAAAGTCATTGGACAGGCGGTATGGAAAACGGATATTTTAGCAAAGATCACGGTGTTGCGACCAACAAACTTGCTCTTATGTGGATGAAATTGGTAGATCGTTATGCTACTCGTGGTAATGTTCGCGGTTATACCTACAACGATGAGATGAAAGGGCAAGCAATACTACAATTAGCACAGATTGGACTACAATTTGACGAGTCGAAAAGCAATAATCCTTTTGCATATTACACAGCCGCAGTTACAAACAGCTTTGTAAGAGTTATCAACTTAGAAAAACGCAATCAAAACATTCGCGACGACATTTTAGAAATGAATGATTTGAATCCTAGCTTGACAAGACAAACAGCCGGACAGTTTGAAGCATCCGAAGCACAGTTTTATAAAGAACAAGAAAATTAAGTCATTGACTTTGTTATGTTTTGTGTTTATACTAATATATGAATGGAGATATATAATTGTTTAAAAAGGCAGCAGTGTTCACTGACATACATCTTGGTAACAAAGGCAATAGTCGTGTTCATAATCAAGATTGCGAAGACTTTGTAGACTGGTATATTGCTACTGCA